CAGGCGGCCCGTAAGGGACGCCTGGCCGCCGTGCGAAAGCACGGCAGTACTGCTAGTTAAATGACTGGTAGTGTTCTTCAATCCCTTCGAAAAGGAACCAAATGACCACCAGGAAACGATCCGTACGCGCGGCCTCTATTCAGGGGCAGCGTTACACGGGTTCGGGCTGGACGGACTTCGAACAGGTGTTCAACACCCACGAGGTTACCGAAAGCTCGAGCAACGACCTGCGGTTCTTAGGAAAACAGAAAACAGGAGGGTTCTTCTACAATGAGAAGAACTTCATTTCCCTCTCTCCGGCGACCGGAACGGTCTACTGGGGAGATACACCCCGCTACCGCGGCGACATCCTGGCCATTGATGCAAATCATATGGTCACGATTCAAAACGGTGGCTGGCCCAACATTGCTGTACCTAGTACAGCTCTTGTTCTGGGCGGGGTGGGGGCTACTGCTATCGCACGCAGTGCTCCGGGATCTCCTGCTGCAAATACCGCGGTCCTCCTAGGAGAACTTCGGCGAGACGGCATACCTGCCTTGCTCGGTCAAGGGTTTCTGAAAGAGAAGACACGAGTCGCGCTTAAACACGCGGCACGTGGAAACTCCTCAGAGTACCTCAACTACGAGTTCGGTTGGAAACCTCTCATTGCAGACCTTCGCAAGATCGTCTCCTCCATGAAGCGAGCTAACAAGCTCGTGGAGCAGTACCGGCGGGATTCTTCCCGTTGGGTCCGGCGAACTTACGAATTTCCTAAACAGTCTTCCCAGACTGTAACTGTTTACTCGGCAGGGGACGCGCGAGCGTACCCGCAGATGCCAGGCGAACAGTCGAACCTAGTCATTAGGAATCCAAGTCTGACGATCACATACAGCGAGACAACCGAAAGGAAGTTCGCTGGAGCTTTCGAGTACTTTGTGCCCCCTAGGGGTAACACGGCAATCGATCGCATGTTATCGTACGAAGCAGACATAAATCATCTGCTGGGCACCCGTCTCACACCCGAAGTGGTGTGGAACATAGCCCCTTGGTCCTGGGCCGCCGACTGGTTCAGTAATTGTGGTGATGTTGTCCACAATATGTCTGAATTCATGACCGACGGTCTGACGATGCCCTACGGTTATATGATGGAGACCAAACGGTCTACCACCATGTACCATGGAGAGGGGCGCTACATCACGTACGCCTCATCTGGTCCGCAACCCGACCTCCCGTATTCCTCGGATGCTATCCTTGGGTACGAGACTAAGATTCGGATACCAGCATCGCCTTTCGGATTCGGCTTGGAGCTAGGTCAAATGACCGCGCGCCAAATAGCCATCAGTGCGGCGATCGGGGTTTCCCGAGGAACCGCCAACACCAAGTAGCTGTGCCAACCCGGCATGGCTATCCTTCAAACGAAAGAGTTCCATGTTTTCCGAGCCGCAGACCGTGACCATCAATGCCGTTGCACAGACGCTTCCGCGTACTGGCACGGGCCCGACCTCCGGAGTTTTCACGAAGGAGGACGGGTCGGTCAAGCTGACGGTCTCTCACCAGAACGGTAAGAGGAACCGCCGGACGATCCGCTTGAGCAGCCGAAAGGTTGCTGCTGACCCGCTGGCGACTGGCGTCTTCCAGGAAGTGGACATGTCCGCTTACCTGGTCGTCGACCACCCGCTCGTCGGATTCAGCAACACCGAAGTGAAGCAGATCGTGGATGCCCTCACGGGCTACCTCACTGCTTCATCCGGTGCACGGGTCACTCAGCTTCTCGGTGGCGAGTCTTAGGCCACCGAAAGGAGGGGGGCGGTGTAAACCGCCCTCCTCATAGCTAGTGATTACTGCGACAAAAGCCAGAAGGCTCTCGGAAACCAGCTACTACCCCAGAAAGGGGATGCAGTGGAAGTTTTACTCCTAGAACTCTGGATCGCCGTCCGTCAAGATTGTGGGCGGCTGTGCAGCGTAGAATGGACTGCTTACGAGGAAGAAATCCTCGCGAGCAGGACAAAGACCGAGGGAACATCGTTTCTGACGATTACCCTTCCGAAACTTGGCAAGGCCCTCCAAAGGGGCTTGGCACAAGGTCGGATCTCCCCAGATGACTTCCGAGGGTTCAAACTACCTAAGGGATCTTGTCTGCCTCTCTTTCTTGAGGGGTTCTGGGAGCGCGTCTTTGACCGCTCTACGGGTTTGTTGCTCGACAAGGCTGATAACGATGCAATATTCGCTATACGGCAGCTCTCGCTGCTGTTCGCGAAGCTTCTTCTCCCATGCAGTGATGCTAGGGTGGAGAAGGCGTTTGACGCTTACATCGAGTGTGAGCAGGAAGTTCGGGCCTGCGATCTCCAGCGTTCTTCCGCTTTGGAAGAGGAGTTTCGCAAGGCTTCTTTGGTCCTTTGGGGAGCAGTGCTGCAGGCAGTGGATGAAGACATCCACTACCAGCGCATCATTCCCCGTCACGGACCAGGGGCGACTGCTGACAGGCTCACCGGAAACGGTAAGTATCAGCAGATTGAGTGGACAGAGAGACTGGAGCGTGTCTTCCCCTTGGGGTGGCACGGTGCGGTCTCTCCCCGGTACGACCGGGACGTCTATTCTAGCGTGAATTTCCTCGAACCCGGCGCGGAAAGACCAGTTAGGGTCATCTCCGTGCCTAAGTCGCTCGAAACCGTCCGTATAATTGCAATTGAGCCCACGTGCATGCAGTATGTGCAGCAGGGCTTGCTTCGCAGTTTTGTCGGACATATCGAATCTCCATTCATTGGGGTTAAATCCAATGCGAACAATGGATTTTCGGTAGTCGGATTCACTGACCAGGCGCCTAACCAGCGTCTGGCACGGGAAGGGTCCCTGAATGGGACACTTGCAACGCTCGATCTGAGCGAGGCTTCCGATCGTGTTTCGAATCAGCTTGTAAGGGTCATGACGTCGACCTTCCCCAACTTGCAAGAGGGGCTGGACGCGTGTAGATCCCGAGTTGCTGATGTGCCTGGCAGGGGCGTTGTTCGCCTTGCCAAGTTCGCGAGTATGGGTTCAGCTACCACCTTTCCTATAGAGGCTTTGGTCTTTTCGACCCTGGTTTTTGTAGGGATTGCTCGGCAGCTCAACGAACCTGTTTCCCCGGACCTCATCGAGAGGTTCAGGGGGCGCGTCCGAGTCTACGGGGACGACATTGTCGTTCCTACAGACTATGCGCTAAGCGTCGTGCAGACACTCGAGGACTTCGGTTCAAAAGTGAATGTTCGCAAGTCATTCTGGACCGGAAGGTTTAGAGAGTCTTGTGGAAAGGAATACTACGCCGGACACGATGTTTCCATCGTGAAAGTGCGTCAACCTATTCCTTCGCGCCGCGACCAAGTAAGCGAGCTACTTGGTACGCTCAGTACCCGAAACCAGTTTTATTGGCTAGGGTTCTGGACTACTGCCAGGTTGCTTGACAGTTGGATGGAGTCGCTTTTGCGTCACTACCCAGTTGTCGAGTCGACAAGCTCGGTGCTCGGCAGGGAAAGCGTTCTCTCGTATGAAGCAGAGAGATCACACCCTTTCCTGCACAGCCCTTTGGTTAAGGGCTGGCGCGCCGTAATCCGTCACAGGGAGTCAATCCTAGACGGCCACGGTGCCTTGCTCAAGTGCCTGCTCAAGCAGGGGGAACTCCCCTTTGCAGACAGCAAGCACCTCTTACGAGGTGGACGCCCCGAGAACGTCCGCATAAAACTCGGGTATGGCAGTCCCTTTTAGTTCTTCTAGAAGACTGCCAGAAATGGCTCTCTCGATTCTTTGAGAGAGGGGACCCGAACATCTAGGGTCCCAGTGGGCAGATG